ATGGATAAGTTTATGGATAGAGAGGAGCTGAGGGAGCTCTGTGAGCTTTTGCAAATTCCACCCCATTGCTATGGGAATCTTCCCATGATGAAGATAAACTACAAGAAAATGAGCAAGATTTACCATCCTGACAAAGGAGGTGATGCTGAAAAGATGAAAAGAATGAATGAACTTTGGCAAAAGCTGCAGGATGGTGTGTGCAATGCAAGAGATGAAGGCCCCGTGAGTAGATGGTTTTGGGAATATGAAGCCATGACCTTACATGAGTTTTTAGGGCCTGATTTTCAAACTAGATTCTGCAAATCATATCCTTGCTGTGCCTTTACTGCAAAAGAGTTTTGTATGTGTGTTTGTTGCTTGCTTAACAAACAGCATAAAATTTATAAAGTTAAAAAGGAAAAGAAATGCCTTGTTTGGGGAGACTGCTTTTGCTACCGCTGCTACCTGCTTTGGTTTGGATTTACACACACTGAAGAGAGCTTCCACTGGTGGGCTATGATTTTAGCTGAAACTGAGCTAAAGATTCTGAACCTTTTCAACCCTGGAGCATGGGGTAAGTATTTTATAGGGGTGGGCAATGGTTATATATATTATGCACTAATTGTAGTTTATAATTTCAGTCTGGTGAGAGTGTGCCTCGGCCCCCTCCCTATGGGCACAGCAGCTGGGAGCAATGGTGGAGGAATTTTAACAGAGAGTGGGATGACCTCTTTTGCTCTGAAGAGCTCAGCAGTTCTGATGACGACGGAGGATCTCAGAGTGCAAGCCCTGGACCGAGCACTGGACGCTCTAGTAGGAGACCTTCTCCTCCCCCCCCCCAATCGCAGTCTTCCTATTCTGCAACCCCCCCCAAGCCCAAGAAACGCAAAACGGAGCATGTTCCTGATGATTTTCCTGCTGTGCTTCATAATTTCCTTAGTCATGCTATTTATTCTAACAAGACATCTTCATCCTTTCTGATTTATACTACTACTGAAAAGGGGGAATCTCTGTATTGCCTTATTGATAAGTTTAAGCCTGAATTTAAGGCTAGATTTGCATATCAAGAGGCCTGCATATTGTTTATTATAACAGCTGGTAAACATAGAGTGTCTGCCATTAAGAATTTTTGCTCTACTCATTGCACTGTAAGCTTTCTAATATGTAAAGCTGTTATTAAGCCTTTAGAGTGTTATCAGGAAATGAAGAGTGAGCCTTTTAAGTTAATAGAGGAAAATAAGCCTGGATTGTATATGCATGATTTTGCCGAAGGCCCGGAAAAGCCTGGTGTAGATTGGAATCTGTTATCTGAATTTGCAGTAGCTAATCACTTGGATGATCCTTTGCTAATTATGGGGTTCTACTTAGATTTTAGCAATGACCCTGATGCATGTATAAAGTGTAATCAAAAGAAGCTTAAAACACATTATAAGCATCATGCTGACCATTATAAAAATGCCTTGTTGTTTAAAGAGTGTAAAACACAAAAGACAGTGTGTCAGCAGGCCTCTGATATTGTGCAAGCTAAGCAAAGATTAAAGCTTGTAGAATTAACAAGAGAGGAGTTGCTTACAGAAAGATTTCAATGCATGTTAACAAAATTAGAAGATGTGTTTGGTCAAATTACAATTATGGAGTACATGGCAGGTGTTGCCTGGTATAATTGTATGTTTGAGAATGTTGATCAATTAATTCTAAAGATCTTAGAGCTGTTTGTTGAAAACATACCTAAGAAAAGAAATGTGTTGTTTAGAGGGCCTATAAATTCTGGTAAAACTACCTTAGCAGCAGCCATACTTGATCTTGTGGGAGGAAAAACTTTGAATGTAAATTGTCCTGCTGAAAAGCTGCCTTTTGAATTAGGATGTGCTATTGATCAGTTTGCTGTAGTTTTTGAAGATGTTAAAGGTCAAGTGTCCCTCAACAAGAGCCTGCAGCCTGGACAAGGAGTGAACAACCTAGACAACCTTCGAGACTACCTGGATGGCAGTGTGAAAGTCAACCTGGAAAAGAAACATGTTAACAAGAAGTCCCAGTTTTTCCCCCCTTGTATTACTACCATGAATGAGTATATGATACCTGATACTTTGTTTACCAGATTTGCAAAGGTTGTAGATTTTGCTCCAAAGAGATTTCTTAAGAAAACCTTAGATGAAAACCAGAATTTGATGGTTAAAAGAATTTTGCAGAGTGGGTTAACTTTGTTTCTAATGCTTGTATACCATTTGCCTGTTAGTAGTTTTGTAGAGAGCCTGCACAAGGATGTAACTTACTGGAAACAAATAATTGATAAGTATGTAGGTGACAGCACATTTTACAAGATGCAACAAAATATAAGAGATGGGCATGATCCATTGCTTGGGATTGTAGTTATAGATGATGATGAAGACACCCAAAACACAACTCAGGATGACTCTGGAATTCAAATATAAAAGTTTTATTGCTGTGCTATGCTAAGCCCCCAAAGCCCCGGGGCCTCCCATACTCTCTGTTACAATTACTAATAAAGCTGCGTTAAGCCTTTTCATTTGAACATGGTAGTTGTGTTATGTCTTCTCCAAACTGGTTCACATATCTGTTAAGATCTGGGTCCCCTGGCAATCCCTCTAGGCCTTCATAAATCCTAACTTCTTCCACTTGAGCATCATCTCCCTGCATAGGCTGCCCCTGCATTTTTGGGATCAGGTTGTTATACAAACTGGTCAGCAAGCTGGTTACAGGGTAAGGGTTTTCACATTCCTCTTCCTTAAAGTAACATTAAAGTATCTTGGCAGCCCTCTGAAAGACATTTGAGAAGTATAGCCATCAACCAAAAATCCACAAATATCCACACATGAGAGAAACAGGCCATCTCCTTTGCACAGTGGGCCAACTCCATTCTCATCCAGCAACACAGTAGTAACTGTGTTAGTAAATTGCAGCACAGGAGGGGTTGTTTGTCCCCCAGTGTAGGTACCAAAGTACCTGGTGTTTTCATTCTTAGCAGGGTCAGGAGACCAAACTTCCACTGGGTAGGCTCCATCTTTTGTTAGCTTTGCCTTTGCACTAGGTTGCAGAACCTGATTTAAATGTGTCATTCCTGGAATGGACACCATGCCCTCAGGGTATTTAGCCTGACCGTTAGCCACAATGCCTTGCAAATCTAGCGGTTCTCCTCCAACAGCAAAAAAATGCATTGCCATTCCTTCAATTGGAATGGCAATTCCTTTTCCATCATACATTTTCTTTGCATAAAAATGCACATCTGTCAAAGATGGAGCACCAACAACCTCAGTTTTAACACTGACAGCCTCCCACATTTGCAAAGTGTCACAGGTCAAATCTTCATTTAGCACTGGAAGAGCAATTCTGGCACAGCTGTAAGTTGGGAGATGCTCTGCTTTTGGATTATCACTGCTCCAAGAAGTAGCAACACCAACAGGCATAGAATAACCAGTCATTTTAGAAGTATCAGCAAGGGTTCCCATTCTAGGATTTAGGTAGGCCTCAATTTGGGTTATGCTGTCAGGCCCTGTTCTAACGCTAAGCACTTGCACCCCCCCTTTCACAATTAGCTTAGGCACTGGGTTAACAGTAGGGCAAGCTTTAGGTGAGCATTTAGTAGAGCAGGACTTTTCTCCTTTAGAGTCTCCTCCTTTTCTTTTTGGGGCCATCTTCCTCTTCTATTTTTTCAATTTCAGCTCCCCAAGCTGGAGTAATGTCACCATACAATCCTAAAATTAGAGGTAGCATCCAGTCAGGAGTAATTCTTTGAGCAGCTCCTCCAGGAGCCTCATATCTTTCCACAACTTCACCAGAACTATGAGGGTCTTCCTCTTCAATAGCCCTTCTGTTTCTTGGGGGAGCTTCAATCCTTCTTTCCAGCTGCCTAACTTGAGCTGGGTTCAATGGAGGAAGCCTGCCATAATAATCTGCTAAGGCACTATAAGCATTTGCAGGCCCATTTGTAATTACCCATCTAGTATTTTCAGCTACTCTTGCTAAAGCATCATGAAAGGAATGATGGGCCCTTACAGCCAGCTCATTTGTGGCCTGCCCAATCTGTAGGCGAGCCTCTCTTACTAAACTATCCCAGATATACCTCCCTAAGTAATTAAACAAACTACTCCCCCAGTTTTCAACCACATTAATTGCTTGGACAAAGCTGTTTACTCCAGGAAAAAGGATATCATAGTAATCCTGAGGTCTCCATATACTCAAAGCCATGTTGTTCTGATTCACTACAGACACTTGGTGTTGTTCAAGTCTAATCCCAGCAGCCACCAAAGCACTGACACCTGTAACAGTTTGAAAAGTAATGCCTAAGCCAACCAAATCTCTTAAAGCTGAGGGCACAGCAAACAACATAGAAATACTTTCAGCAGTTATCCCAGTGGCTTCTAAAGCCTCAGCAGCAGTTAATGCCAGTCCTGTACTAGACATCAGCCATGAGGCCTCTGCTTCAATTGCGGCCGCGGCCTCTCCTGAGATTATAGCTTCAACCGAAAATCCAGTAGCAGCACTTAATTCAGGTAAAGCTTCAGCAAGGTTCAACAGCAAAGATATAAATCCTCCCATTTTCACCCTAAAAATTAAAAAACTTACCGTTAGGCCTTTAATTTTAAATTTCCCGCTCTTAAGAGCCCGCCAAAACTTGCTCAAGTCACCCAGGATGTCTGTCACTCTTTGCAGAGTTTCCTGTCACACAGATAAGAGGAAGTCAGTGACTAAGAATAGAGGTGGTAACCTAGCAACTGCTTCCTGCAGAGGCCTCTAGCGGCTGAGAACTAATTCTGCAGAAGCGCTGTGGTCAGCGCATCCTGGTTTCATATCTCTAAAGTATCTTGCAAATTACATAGTGCAACCTGCAACCATGGTAACCCTGTTTTTTTTACTAAAGTATAAGAGGCCAGGGGCCTTTAGCCTCCTTCTTCTCTATCCTAAAGGAGAGAGGCCGTTGGAGGCTTGTGGGGCTTTGGCTCTAAAAGCTAACCTTATTGCCAAATTGCAATTAAGAGGCTTCCAGAGGCTTGTAGGGGCTTAACCTAAGTTGCTCTACAGCTTTTTTCGCGCTCTTTTTCATTTCAAA